AGTGCAGAGGTGCTGATGCGTAGAGGTGCAAGCATTCTATCTCTGATAGACAAGCTTGAAGATGCCGGTCTATCCTGTCAACTCACTATCGTGGAGTACACCAGAGCGAGTGATGGTGGTAGAGGTCACTTCCTTATGGAATTCCCCATAAAGAAAGCCGGTCAACCTCTGGACATAGACAGATGTGCCTATGCCTTAGTGCATCCATCCATGCTACGCAAGCTGACCTTTGTGAAAACAGAGCAAACGCTGAAAGCGAAAGCCGGATGGCAAGGTGGGTATGGCAGTCCGACAGACTTGCCCTATCACATGAGACATGGATGTGTGTACTTTCCCACAGTAGATCGCATGAAAGAGTACGACATGGAAGAACAGATGGATACGACCATCAGCATCTATGAGAATCAAACAAGCGGTAAGGATTGGGATGGTACTGAACTGGATGATTAGTATGCACATACATCATAGGAGAACAAGAAGATGCCTTGTTCTCCACTTGATGTACTTATATTTAACAACGTTTAAACAACTGGAGAAAAATGAAAACAATTAAATCAAAACGCTTTGGTCATTGGGAGCAACGCATGAATGGCTTCGAGCAACATGGGTTAAAGCCTAAAGCTTTTATCAAGATGCTTATGCAGTATGGGTTAGCACGTGCAGATGCAAAGAGACATATGCGAGAACTGCAACAGGCAGAAGTCTGGTATTCAGCAGATGGTAAGTACAAGGTAGTGAAGCAAGGTGTAACAAAAGAATGGGGACTGGTGCATGCAGATGGACTGGAAGGCTTAACGTGGTTAAGCATACGCATAGACAATGGTGCTACGCATCTATGTGATTGGAAAGATTTCCAAGCCATCAAGAATGAACTGACCTCTCCTACACGTGAAGGCATAGAGGTTTATCCAAGCGTGGACAGACTGCATGACACAGATAATGTGTTTCATATGTGGGTGTTTCCGGAAGGATACATGTTGCCTATAGGATGGGGGAATAAAGATGTGGATTACACTAAGGACAACTCGCCTTATCAACGAGCAGAAGATGAATAGTTATAAGAGTATATGAATGTATATGAATATACCTTATAACGTATGGAGAAAAATATGGATGCAGAAACAGCAAATATGGAATGGTTTAAATCACATGTAGAGGAACTATCGTTCCACTTGGCAAGCGAACTTAAAGACCTAGCGAAAGTAAAACAAGCGGTGCGAATTGCCTATGGCAGTATGATTGCTTCCCATTTTGAAG